TAAGAAGATCTGTCGACAAATGAAGAAATCAGAACTCTTAAACACTGCTACAATCATGAAGATTGATGTCAATACGAAAGATACGAGAGATGTTATCTGTAATAAAATTGAAAAGGTTCAAAAAATACTCGAAAATGCCAAAACCAAAGTGAAGGCGACGCCGACACCGACACCGAAGACGGTGTCGCCTAAGAAGCCTAACATGACCGTTCTTAAAAAGAGGGGTCTGGATGAGAATTCTATTCGTAAAGATATCGTGAAGTTGTACGGAAAACGTTGGTTGGGTCAATACAAGAATGTAATGCCTTCGTTGAACAACGATGTCCGTGAAATGAAAACACGTCTCAATAAGCTATCCAGTGGTAATAGGGCGGGTGTTCCATTCAAAAAGAATGTTGACCAAGCCAAGAAGAAACTCGTCGAAAACTGGAAAAATCAACGTAAACGCGACCTCGAAAAAAAGATGATCATGAAGACGTTGAATGTTAACGGTATACCTCGCAATATGGTTTCAACCTACAAAAATAATGCACTCAACTACATCATGGTACATAAACCGACTGGTGCGAAACTTGTCAAGTACAAGAAGGCGTGGTTAAACAATAAAAAGAATACAAAAAAAGTTAGCCCCAAACCAATCGTCAAGGCTAAGCGTGAACGGATGATTTAACAGGAAACGAATTTGTTTATAGATTTATTGGGTTCAGCTGCCTGCTTGAGATGAGCGGTATGGTAGGAAAAGTCGTAGCCCATGAAAAGATCTTTGATTTGCTGAGACATACTTGTCGCTTCACCAAGTCGGGGGATACCTGTACATACAGACACCCTTTCCAACTCCAAAAGGTAATCTTCCATGATGACGAAACGTTTAAGGTTTTCGTCAGACATACCCTGTTCCTTCATGAGTTTATACATAGACGCTGATGCACCATCGGAAAGATGGAAATTCTTAGACCCTGATACCTGTTCGGAAGGTGCGTTGAAGAAGGCGTACATTAGAGCGGCTCCAATGAGGAGAGGTATCATTTATGTATATAGAGAAAATGTTTATCACGACCATCCTTCATTACTAAGTGTGAAAATAGCGACAGTACTGTAGTAGAATAATAAAATATTTAAAAGAGAACTACGAGTGTATAGTATATGAAGAGTTTAACGGCTACCTTAATAGCACCCTTCATAATTAAAAATTCACGTAAAAGAAAACCGACAAGGTCTTCTCTCCTGGATCACCCACCACCACCTGTTGTTACATCGACAGAGTGGAAGTTCGGACCCTACTCCTGGAAAGTGGTCGTAGAGGCCCTGGATGATAAAGGTGAAATGTACCGATCATTTGTTGGGTACAGTCAAAATATGAATATCACAGACAGGACGGCGTATGCGTGTGATAGATATAAGAAACCTGGTACGACATGTGGTGAACCCATCGTTGCCATGAAAGGTGGTGACTGTGATGAAATTATTTTCATGAAAGAAAAGGATAGTGATCACATTATTCGTCTACTTTTATAGTAATCTCATCCCATGATCGTACACTAATATTCGTCTCTTCACACCATGGGTATACATTTTCACCAACAAAATGAACAGCATTGATTCCATTGTTGATACAATCGGTACAAATTCCGATATTATCATCAATCATCGTATCTAGGGCTAATGAACGGCATATATCAGACTTATCAATTTCAAAGGGTGTGAAACTGTTAGTTAATATGAGATCATCGAAGACATCCGGGAAATACTTTTCGAGCCACAACTCTGTCGTTTCTCGAGATATATTCTGCCGACCCGTCACTACGTAGATTTTATCTGTATGTTGACGAAGTGTTGAAAGTTTTTCATAAGCACCTGGTATAGGCTCTAAATTTTTAAAAGCCTTACTACCATAAAATGCTCGTACCACCTTTTGAGATTCCTTTTCTGAGATTGAAAAAATATCACGATAGAGGTATGGATATTTCTCTTTCCTTGGTAATTGGAGACCACGCCACTTCGCCATAGGAATCAAGAAAGACACGAGTACCTCATCAATGTCAACAGCTATCCGGTTCATTTGTTATAAGTGGGGGTTTATTATTTAAGTATTTCATACAGAGAAGTGATAATGAGAAAAGACCGGCTGAAGTATTTGCGACTATCATGGGTACGACGATGAAATAGATAGAATAGACGAGTCCTAGTATACTGGCGACAAAGTTGATCATGAGAAATGCGTAATTGATTGCGTGTGTATCATTCGTTCTATACACATGTATGATTTGAGGGACGAACATAATTGTGATGAGTATTGAACTGACTAGACCGATATAGTTTATAATTTCATCCATACTATTCTATCACTCGTAATCTCTAATTACGATTTTATCTTCTTTAATAAGGCGTTCCATTGTACGATAATAAAATATACGTTTTAAATAGATGTCCGATTTACCAGTTATCAATCATGGTAGAATGGAACGACTTAGGTTACCAGATGAACCCGCTTTTAGTCTTAATACAGCCTGTATTGTAGTAATATGTTTAGTGATGGTGGGTTTATACAAGAGACACGTTGACATTAGTCAATCGCGTGAACGATCTTATATTTTAGGCATTTAGACGAGGGAAGATAGATATCCTTCTTCATTAATTTTTTAAATTTATTCTCTGGAATTTTAGTTTTTTTCATATAAATATCTTTGATGGCTTTCATTAGTTTGGTACAGGACTTTACTTCATCTCTTAGTTCTTGGTAGTTACCCCAGAACTCACCAGTTGAAATCTGATGGATCAATATTTGGGCATTCGGTCCCATTCGTCTTTCCGACCCACCTAGTAGCATAAATGTAGCCGCACTACAACAACTTCCCTGTGCGATGGTCATGACTTTTACTCTTGATTTTTCAATAACATTCATAGCTGCTATACCAGCGAATAGATCTCCACCTTCGCTCATGATATGTACACGGACAGATGGAACGTACCCGAACATATCAGCAGCCCTTTTGAGTACATCAATCTCGAGCTTCTTGAAGTTTTCTGTAAAGTCGAGAATACTTTCCTGAGTGATCTCACCGTAAAAGAAAATTTCGTTACCGATCGTTTTCACGGTCGTATTAACTTCTTCATTTTCTTCTTTCGATTGCATGTTTGAGACCCTTTTTTATATTTGTGACGTCTCTTTGTTTTAACTTACTTATTGTTGCGAGGTGGTTAATCACGTCAAAATCTTGAGGTGTGATATCATAGTCTAATAGTCTATCAAATCTACCAAGTTCCGCATATCTCTTTAACAGGCACATTTCTTCGATACTCAAACGATTTTTTGATTTACGCCGTATTTCGTTATATTTTTTAAAACGCATTTTATAGTTTCCGAATTTCGTCCATGCACTCCCTGACCTGATTTTCTCGGGGTCGAGTGGTACTCCTAACGACGCCTTTGGAATTCGTATACCCGAATGGATGTAATATGGAAGTAAAGCCCACTGTCCATTATAGATACTCGTATCGATCATATCGGAAATGGAGAGTGCGTCGGTAATACGGGTAATATCCGCACCCTCTGAATCAATGTAGTTTTCCTGAAGTGTGTCACATATATGACCATGTTCAGCGACCGCATCTAACCACGGAAATGGTTCATCTGTGCATAGGATATCTCTGACGTATTCTTTCGATGTTTTGAAGTCGTCGATGTTATCGTAGTTTTCAAGATAATGTAAAAAATTCCGAATACACCCCTTTGATTTTGTCGCTGCATCGAATGCACCGGGGTTTGAATTAATTTTCAACAGTTGTTCTACTGTGAGAGGTTTTATGAATATGGTCTCAAAGTTGGGTAATAGGTATGCCGATATGGACGTGACAATCAGAGATCTCTGATTAATGGTACCATGTTCAACGACATGATCGATGATATTCTTGTATACAGTTGGTTCAGCATCGTAGTCTTCAATCACTATAGGGACATATGTATCACTGAGATAATCGACCATCGTTTTCTTATATACATCTATACATGTTTCAAGATCGACAACCTGTCGAAGGAGGTGTGACTTACCGATACCAGTCGGTCCACAAAGAAATATATTCTTATTCTCTGCGACCAATTGTTTCATCCGTTCATAGGCTCTTACATGCACCGTGTCACCTTCATGATTCTTTTTTTGTGTTGTAATTTTAATGAAGCGATCCATTGATGATCTTACTAATCAGGCGATAGATTTGGTGCTGGAAAATGACGCACTACATAAACGTGTCGTCGAACCTTTAAAAAGGAAAATACTTCCATATGCGACATGTATCCTCATCTTCAACGTCATCTTGTTTATTCTCGTGATTCACCTCGTTCGACGTCTATCGATCCTGCATGACTCCCTTCCTCTGACTGGAAAAATTTACCCACTTTAGAAAATGGGGTATCTTCCGTGATGGCTGCTATTATATGTATAGGTCTAACATCCAAGATTTCGGGTTTAACAAAGTCTGTTTCATCATCCGGGTAATTCGCTTCAAAATCTTTAATGATACGAATTGGTACACAGGGTGATTGTTCAATCAACCTATCGTACTCACCCTTACACTCTTCCACAAATTTCAGACCATCCTTCTTTCTTTCTTCCCTTGGGAGGGCTAACGTCAAGCGAATATTACGAGATAATAGGCCATACGCTAACGCTGCTGTCCTATGATTTTCCATGAGTTCGTTAATTTTCAGGAATTGCATGATTGTTGCTATGAGACCGGCTATGAGGTTCATACCACCAATAACTGCGGGTACACCACCCTGTATACTTTCTGGGAACGAACTTTGTGCGAAATTCGCTGTACCCGTGACGGTTGATAATACAATAACGGGTAGGGTAAAACGCATGGACAGAGTCTTATACATCAAATAGGCTCGATGGTTCATGAACCTGTAACAGGCAGAAGCCTCACCCCATTGACGTAAAATATTTTCATGTTGGTCGTTCCATGCTTTTTTCATCGTCTATTATATATGAACATTATCTTCTTCATTCACCTGATAATTCTAATCGCTGGTGTCGTTGTGCCGGTGTTCGTGAAGGATGTTCGTTGGCTCGAGATGTACTCCCTGTTTATACCGTTCGTATTCTTCCACTGGATCACGAATGATGACACATGTTGTTTAACACAACTCGAAATATATTTTACAGGTCAGGAGAAGGCTGATACTTTCATGTCACGTGTATTAGATCCCGTGTACAACGTATCAGACGACGCCTCTGGACGCCTGATAAAACTATCTGCATTTGCCTTATGGATGCTTGTACAAGTTCGACTTGGACGTATACACTCGATAATGGGACTTAAAAGGTAATCACCTTATATAAATATATGGAGGCAATCAGAAATTCCAGGATTATCAACAAAGAAAACTACGTCAACGAGATTGAAAAGATTCATACTCGAATCGACGAGCTTCATGAAAAGCTCGAAGACGTCGACGAGGATGATGAAGAACACATCAACCAAGTAAAGCTCGACCTATACCCTGAACAGGTTGAACTTCTCGAAGATAAGGCTGAAAAACTGAAGGAACGTTTCGAGAAGGATGAAGAGCGATACGAGAATCTATTAACTGAACTCGAGAGGACTGAGACGACTGAATTCAATATCGAATATCTCAAGTCTCAACCTGATCCTCGCTTTGAACTCGAATCCATTATTCGTTCTATCACTCACATTTTAGTAAACCTAAACGAATCAAATGAATGAACACCCATCTTAAAATTGTAATGTATGATCATACATAACGCATCTGCTATATCGTGCTGACGCTCGTATGGTATATCCTTTATGTATTTAGACGCGATAGCCACACTCCTTTCTTTCCGTTGTTCGTAGTCTAGATGACGCATACCGAAATGTCTATGGACACTATGAGGGGATATTAATACAACCTTATCCATAAATATATAGTGTAAGAGACTTTCAATATTTGTCATACCAGCAGGTGGTTGACGTTCAATAAGTATGACATCAGCCTCTTTAAATAAAAACGCATAGTCTTCTATAAATAAAGAAATGATCACGGCAGTATCGTTGGATTTTCCTTTATACTTATATTCACCCAGGTCAATTTTCTTTATATAGTCGATATTGATCTGAGGCCCATCACATGTTGCCATTACTAATCCCATATTCGTATATCCAATATCGACCCCTAATAATTTCATGGCTTAATATAAAGATGAAGATTAACTATAAGCTCATCAACTCACTGGTTCTCCTTTCGATTCCCGTCATCATGATATATGCCATGGTGAAGAACCCAGTCGAAGTCGAAGTCGAAGTTCCCGTCGATCGCTTCGTCCCCGTTCAGATGTCACCCCAAGTACCAGAGTACCGTGGTCCCCCAATTAAGAAGTACAAGCCCGGACGCTTCCAGCAGATCGGTATTCTCACGAATGAAACGGGTGAGACTTTACCCCTGTACGGTCGTGAAGTGCGTAATCGCCGTGATCGGTATCATTATCACACAACCACACAGGGTGATCAAATCTACCCCATCCCCGTAACCATCGATGGTCGTGAATGTACAGAGGATATCGGATGTCCCGAACTTTACGGTGGTGAGAGTGTGTCTGTCTATGGAAAGGATACACCCTTCATTGTGAAGACGTACCGGACGGATAACTATTTCTAATGAGGTCGAATTCTCTCATGATCAGGTCTGATCCAGATTTTGATAGGAATGCCTTGATTTTCAATAAATGTAACACATCATCGTCATTCAAGTATTGTAGAAAACGTCGCTTTGCTTGAATGTCACCCATTTGGTTATTTTCTTTTTGTGACTGTACGTAGGGCCATGTGTGACGACGTAGTTCTTCGAGTTCACCTCGAATATTTACAATTTCCGGTAACACTACTTCTCTTATGAGACGATTCGTTTCTTTTAAATCGTCGGTATACGACATAGATGTATATCGTTTATTTTCTTTATAAATGATATATGGACTATCAGGAACTTAAGAAGCGAGTTAAATCTTCTGGACAACGCATTACGAAAGATGTTAAGGGTAAACGTGTTCGTCTTACGTCACAAGAACTTCGAAAAAAAGTTAGACGTGATATGATGAATCGTGTGAATGACGCCAAACAGACATTAGGTATGTGTAAATCTCTGTTAAACGTGACTAAAAACCGAAGGGTCCCTGCCCCACCTCCACCTCCACCTAGAAAGGTTCAGACGAATGTGCGTCAAAAACTCATCGCCGAATTAAAGGCAAATCTTAAACGTCGTGGTATTAGTAAAAACTAACACCAAATCGTTTCGTGATGTACTTCTTCGCCAACGGTAAAGAGGGTTGACTCCAAAGTAACCATCTCGACCAAAACCCTGGAGTCGCAATACCATTGCTACTCCATTTCTCTTTATCACTTCGTGTGACATTTAACATTCGTTTATGAACACTTTGATCACCGACTGGTACATTCCCTCCATGTCGTTGAACATATAAACGCATTCGTGTAGGATCCTTGTGGATCGTGTAATCAGAATAGCCTCGACCACCAAAGTCAACTTCACGACCATCTTGGAGGATCGCCCTGAACTTCTTTTGGGGGTTGGGACTCTTGATGAGTCCGACCTTCATTACTATAATTAGACAAGTTTATTCTGTTTGAGGATGATGTACGCAAGCATGAGAACCTGGACAATTTGGAACACGGTAAGACCGAATGGCATCTTGGGGACGACCATGAGGGTCTTGATCTTGTCGACGATCACTTCAGGTTCGACCTGGTATTTTTCGGAACGTCTGTACATTTATATAAAGGAAATAAAATAATTTTATGCACCGTTGCAGGCACTGCAATAGTTTTCAACCAATTTTTTCTCCTTTCCACGCTTAAGTAGGAAAATGTGATCATACATATGAAGAAGAGTCATCGCGACGGCCAAGACAATAGCCGGTCGGTTACCCAAGTTCTTTGTCGTGACAAGAATCAGTATAAGGATCGCAACCATAATAGTCTGGGGAATAGTGAGTAACATTTGTAGTAGACTGAGAAATTAAATGAAATATTGTACGGTCACCAGCTACATGTCCAAGGGTCCAGGTGTCGTGAGCGATAACATATGCTGTTCTGAGCGAAGACTTCTTCGCACACTATA